CTGCCATCCGAACGTAGCGCTTCCGTTGCCGCTGCTGTCGGCCTGGTTGATGAACGTCCATCCATGGCCGGCCGATCCCGCGAGCGTCCCGAACGTGGTGTTGACCACGGCCAGCCACAGCTCGGTGCCGAAGGTGGAGGTGAACGCCACCGACCACGATCCGGACGTACTGCCGGCTGTGTTGCCGGTGTCGAGCGGGGACACTAAGGTGATGCCGGAAAACTCCGCAATCCAGTAGGCGGTGTTCTGGATAGAGCCAGTGTCGGTCCAGGTGATGGCAGTCTGGCCGCCTGCGCAGTTCGGGTCGGCCCAGATCACGGAGTAGTCCCTGACGCTGGCCGGTACGACACTGCTCTCTTCCAGCTTGGTGAAGTTGTCGGCCGCTCCGCCCAGCTTGGCCGCCGAGGTGGCAGATATGCCGTTGGTGCTGGTGAGCATGGCGATGACGCAGTTGCCTGCCGTGGTAGCGCTGTTTAACGACACCGAGGCAGACGCCCAGGTGCCCACCTTGCTCTGGACCAGGCTGATGGCCACGGCTACTCCTCAGTGGCCGGGCCTTAGCTCGCCGTGTAGGTGACCAGCCCCGAGGCGTTGATGGTCAGCGTGAAGTTGCCGCCCGTGACCACCGATACCGTGCCGCCGAAGTCCCAGTAGCAGATCAGCTCGCGGGTGCCGTCGTTGGTGTCGACGGCCGCGTCGTAGAACACCGCGTACAGCGCCGACCAGTTGGACGTCGCGGTCCACACCAGGTTCGAGCAGGTCAGGGTGTTGACCAGGCCGGTAGTGGTGAAGGTGACCGAGGCTAAGGATTGCCGGGTGTAGCCGGTGGACGAGGTCGAGACCTCGGTCATGGCGCCGCCGCCCGAGCCGGCCAGGAAGTCAGAGACCGTCTGGTGGGCCTGCGAGGTGCCGTTCCAGGTGTAGGTTCCTGAGGCGACCAGCATGACCTTGAGAGTGTCCGAAGTCGCGGTCCACTTCTCCGCCTTGTTGGCGATGTTTAAGGTCGCGTTCGGGTAGACGTGCGCAGCACCGGACATGGGCATCCCCTTAGATGTCTATCACCACCATGATAGCGTGGTCATCGGCCGAGATGTCTTGGCCGCCTCGTGTAGAACGGGTTGGATGCCACCTCGACTGGCTGGGCGGCCTGCTCGTCCTTCGTCAGCACGCATGCCATGGCCAGGGAGTCAGCGAAGTCATCGTGGGCGTCCCGGGCGTTCGGGGCCTCGGCCAGCACGTACGGCCCCTTGAACAGCAGCTCCAGATCCTCCATCTCCTGCCGGAACCGCCGCCAGGTCTTGAGCCTGCGGACCTTCGCGCCGGCCGGCCACACGACGTTGCGCCGGTCGATCAGCTCGCGCAGGTACTTCCACCGGACCGACTGCTCGCCCTGGCTGGAGCCCAGCTCGACGATCTCGATGTGGGGCATGAGGCGCTTGAGGCGGCTGCACACCGCATCGCCCACGCCGCCGATGTCCACGCCGATCTTCCAGACGTTGTAGTTCGACAGGAACTCAGCGATCCGGAAGTATTGCTCCTCCCACTCGACGCCCTCCAGGTCGAGCCAGTTGAGCACGCGGTGGTGGTAGTAGCCCAGCTCGTCCGGATGGTCCCAGTCGACCCACACCACCGTGACCACGGTCTTGTCCTGCTTGCGGGCCGGGTCGATACCCACCACGACCGGGCTGTTGCCCCAGGCGTGCACGAACGACTGCATGGTGACGTCGCCGCAGGCGTCCAGCTTCTCCGAGGTGGTGAACATGCCCTTGTCCAGCAGCCAGATCAGCCGGTAGGACAGCTTGAACTCGTCGGAGTCCTCGCCCATCCGCAGCATTTCCTTGCTGACGAACTTGCGGTAGTTCGCGTTCTCCTTCGCGGCCGTGCGCCAGTCGACCTCGAAGTGGTTGCACCGGCTGTTGCCCCGGCGGGTCATGGCCCGCTTGTTCGCCTGGATCGTGGTCCAGAACACGTTCTTGGTGTAGGTCGGCGTGCCGGTGAACACCATCGTGGCGTTGGTGGAGGCGCCCATCGGGCCGATCGACTTGTTCACCACGCGGTCATCGGCGCCCTGGCACTCGTCGATCAGGATGATGTGGTAGGACCGGCCCTCAATGGTGGCCCGGGGGTGGGCGGTGGTCTTGCGGACCAGGCTGTGGCCCTTGCCGTCCTGGATCGGGGCGTCTAACGTCATGAACCGGATGTAGACGGTGCGGCCACGGGCGTCGACCTTGGCGTTGATCTCAGGGTCGGACATGACGGCGGTGGCACTGTCCGAGGTCAGCCGGCTCACGATGCGGCCGAACAGCGTGTCGGCCTGCTCGTCGACCGGCGCGAACGCCCCCACCCAGACACCCTCGGAGAACTTCCCCAGCAGGTCGGGGAACACCCTGGCCAGGACCGGCAGCATGATCATGCAGGTGGCTATGACATTCGCCACTGTCTCGCTCTTGCCGGTCTGCCGGGCAAACAGAGCCGTGATGGTCGCGCCGTCACCGATGATCACGGACTCGAACATGCGCCGGGCGAACGGCTGCTGGTACTTCCGGAGGGGGTGGCCCGATAACTGGTCGTTGACGATCATCAGCTTGTCGACCAGCTTGTCGACGAACGCCTGGCTGGTTTCGTCCAGCTCGACCGAGGATGCTGCCAGGGCCTCGCGCTCGGCATCAGAGAGATCGTCTAAGAGTCTCTCGTCCTCAAGATAGTCCAGCGCTTCAACAGACATGAGTGCCCCAGGATAGTTCTTCTAGGACACCAGAATATCGAACAGCCCCGGATTGATGTGATCTCCCCGGGGCTGCCCGTCAGCTTGCCTGTCTCCAAGTAGCTGACGTGAAGAACGCTATCGGGTCCGCTCAGGGCCCGTCAAGCGGTTCCGCTAACTTCTCCGGATCGCGCCGAGACGGGCCTGGATGATCGTAGGGATGGCGGCGGCCACGGCCTGGCCGACCTGCTCGTTGGTGAACACGGGACCGTGTATCCCGCCGCCCCGGTACACCTGGCCGGCCAGTGCCTTGAACAAGTAGGCGGCTCCCTCGGCCACCTCGTCGAACACTGCCTTGTCGGCGTCGTCCAGATTGCTCTCTGCCATGTTGCCCTCCTAGCCCCGGACCCTGGCCCGGCGTCGGTCGATCAGTTCCAGGTGCCACACCCACGGCCGCTGCCGGCGCGTCTGAACGGGCGCCACGCCGTTGACCGTGAGACGGTGGCCGCAGCCTGAGCAGCGATACCGCCGGCGGACCATCACCGGCAGGCCGCACTTGTGCAGCTTCACGACCACGGTGGTCTCCTGGTCGGTCATTCCGGGTGGCCCTCCTTCCAGCACTGGCAGGTCCAGGTCTTGTTGTCCTTGCGGCCCGGCGACGACGAGTGGGTCTCGCCCGGGCAGTGATCGTGCCGTACGCCCGTGAGGGTCCGCTCGATGCAGAACGAGCACGCCTTGGTGCGGTCGGGGTACGGTCGGCGGCTGGTGAGATCAGAAGCAGCCCTGCGGGCCGCCACTGTTCGTGCCACGGTCCTCCCTCCGGGCCATCTTCCTGCCGGCGAAGATGCCGAGGCCCACGCCGATGACGAACGACCGCGTCGTGGACGGGTGCCATGGCTGACGGCGCATGCTGTTGTACTCGTACTCCAGCGCGATGTCCTGGGCCTGCGAGAGGTAGCCTCCGCGCCACTGGCCGGTGCCGTCCTGCTGTCCATTGAACATGTGCCCTCCTTGGCATCTTGTAGCATCAGCTTACTCACCATGAGATGCTGAGTCAAGCCGTTCCCGGGCTTTGCGGTGCCGCTCGGCCAGATCGTCGACTACGTAGTCCAGCGTGACGGCGGCCAACTTTACCTCCGCCAGGTGGGCCTCGTCAGGCGATCGGCGGAAGTCGTCGAGATGACGCATCATGCCCGAGACTGCAAGGTTTGCCCAGTCCAGCAGCTCGGGGGTACTGAGGCTGGCTATCCTCCTCCTGATCCGCTCGGGGTTCATCCATCAGCCCCAGCATCTCCAGCATCATCACCTCGTCGTCCAGAGATAATGCGGAGCGCCCGACGAATGCTCGCGCCCGTTGGGCTCTCGAAGTTGACTGCCTCATCGCCATCCGTCCTTCCAAGTCGGACGGCCTTGAGCAGGGCCGACCAGCCGTCGTCGTCGGGGTATCTCCACCAGCCCACGACGATGCCCCAGCGGCCCACGGGCAGCTTCTCCCCGAACGGCAGCTTGACCTGAGCGGACAGCCACGATCGCCGCAGCCCGAACCACCGGCCGCGCCGGCGGAACGGGGTCTTGACGATGACCGACCACGGGCAGTTCCGGCCGCCGTGATCGTACTCGGCGGTCATGGCCCGGTGAACCAGCGGCGCGTCGTCAGATAACCTCAGCGAGGTGACGAATAGCCGGCCGACATCATGAGTCTGAGGCAAGGCATGCTCCCTGTGTTGATCCCAGGGGCAACCCTATCAAGAAACGCGGGTGTATTCGTGTCCGTCAAGAACGCGCTTGATGAACTTCCCCGGGGATGCCGAGCGCTTCATCCGCCACCATTCAGCGGTGGACACACCGAAGTAGTCATACACCGCGCCCTCGCGGAACACCACGCGGAGGGTATCGGTGCCGTAGTCGTATCCCATGGCCCTCGTGCGGGGCCGGCCCGGGTTGCTGCTCTTGGTCGGGGCCACGGAGATCCGGACGTCGCCACCGCGATCGTCCTCGTACTTCTCCTCCAGGACTTTGCCCTCGACGTCATCCCGGCCCTTGACGAAGATGTCCGTACCGTGCACAGGATGGTCGCGGCGGTAGCCCTGGCGCTCCCACCAGGAAGCGGACGGGCCTCTATGCCGGCCGGGCACTGCCGCCCTCAGGGAGATGCGGGCAGAAGCCGCGCACGTGCATGACGCGCTTGTTCTGCGGGTCGAACCGGCAGGCGTAGGTGGCCGGCCGCTCGGGCTTGACCGTCGGCCTCATGTCGGGGAGCTGGCTGTAGAACGCCTTGATGTGCGCCGGCACCTCGGCCCGGGGCCTCTGCGGCGTTGGGACATCGAAAGGGTCACGGGTGTACATTGACCTCAACCGCCTTCACAGAAGGGCCGTCCAGTCTCTCATGGAGGCTTCTGACATCCGCCGCTAAGGTGACTACCTGGTCGTCTATCCGGCTCACCGCGTCCTTCATGGAGCCGCCGTGATTCGGGGAGGTCTCGGAGATGACGTGGGCCACCTGGAGGTCCAGCGTCTGGAGCCTCTCCATGACGCCCAGCTTAGCCGGCACGCCAGGCCGCTCCTTGGTCCCGTTGAAGTCCTCTACCATCTGCATGATCTGCCGCCCGGCCCGGCGCCCGAACCGGATGCAGGCGATGACCAGGCTCCCGAAAGCACCTATGCAGGTCAACCACGCGAGCATGACCGTGGGGTCTAACGCGAACGTTCGGGCCGTTGCTGCGGCGGCAATAACGATCATGAATCTGCTCCCACGGTCATGCTCACGGATACTCCTAGTTTATCAGGAGTGGACTGTCAGGCCCCTCCATCCCTGGCCATTGCCCGGTGTGATCTCCACCGACACCATGCCGGTGACGCCTTCCTCGCCGGCCCGCTCCCTGTACCACTCCGACCCGCCGTCCAGCGCCGGGATCTGGAGCCACGTGCGGTTGCCCCCGGTGTGCTC